CATGTCGCCAGCGGCGTCAGTGGCATCAAATGCCGCCGTGATCTATCGCGGCGTGGCAACGGCGGCGGCGCAGGCCACCCTTGAGGCCAGATCGCAGCGCCGTTTCGTAACTAGCGCCGCCACGGTCATGTCTGCTATAATCGCGGCAAGCGCTCGCTATAAGTGGCTCGACGAGGCCGTCACAGCCGAGACGTGGACGGGGGCCGGATCGGCATCCGACACTTGGACACCGGCAGCGGCATCCTCCGACATTTGGACGCAGCGGGCCGCAGCATCAGACACATGGACGCCAGCCGCGTCCGACGCAACAGATTGGACGGAGACATAGATGGCAACGACAAATCAGGGCTGGGCGTTGCCCACGGTAGGTGGCTCGCAGGACACTTGGGGATCCACGCTCAACACGACCATTCAGGCGATTGACACGCTTGTTGGCGGCGTCTCGGCGGCCGAGATCGCAAAGCTCGACGGCATGACGGCGTCTCAGGCGGAGCTTAACAAGCTGACCGGAGTGACGTGGTCACTCACCGGCTTCAACGCTCTCACCGCCACCGTCGCCGAGCTAAACTACGTCGACGGCGTGACCAGCGCGATCCAGACCCAGCTAAACGGCAAGGAGCCTGTCGACGCCGAAATCCTCCGCGCCGACACCGACGACAACCTGACCGCTGGCTACACCGCCACGGCTGACAACGACGGCACGATCTCGAGCGGCACATACACGCCCTCGCCAGTTGGTGGCAATCTGAAGCGCATCGTCAACGGCGGCGCGTTCACGCTGGCCGCGCCCACCTACGCGGGCGACTACACCATGATCATCCAGATGACGAACAACGCAACGGCTGGGACAATTACCGCGACTGGCTTCACGAAGGCAAGCGGCGACCCAACGACCACCACAAACGGCCACGATTTCCTGCTGCACATCGTCAAGATCAACAACTTCAAGACCCTCTACATCGAGGCGTTGCAATAATGTTCGCAAGCCAGTCCTCATCATCGCGAGGCAGGCCGATCACGATGGCCTTTGTCAACACATATGGCACAAACGGGTCTACCGCGTCTGGGACTACGCGGACATACACAGTTTCGTTTGGCGCGGCCGAAGCCAGCCGCGATGGCGTTCTGTTCTTCATTGCGGCAGGTGGAAGGGGCGCTCTGCCAGACTTTACTGTGACGCTAGACGGCGTTTCGCTGACCCCTATCTCAAATTTCAGCGGGACAACGTCAAACCGCATGAGGTCCAAGGCGTTTTACGCAAAGAATGTGTCTGGCACGTCTGGATCGCTTGCCGTGACCATTTCCGGCACAACCGTCTACTACGTCAGGGCAGACACGTTCACCGTCTGGGGCGGCACTCCGAAGGTGGAAAGCTCATACACTGTCAACACGTCAACGGATGCGTCTACGGCTTCGCGCACCGCCACCTGCTCGCTCTCCAAGAGGGGATATCTGATCGGTCACTTTGGTGAGTTGGAAAACAACGGCCTTCTCTACTGGGAATACCACAACTCGGCCTGCTCTTTTGATTTCTTCCCAAGTGGCGTTACTGGTGAGCAGATAACGGTGGGGACTGGTTCGAAATCAGCAGCCGCGGGGGATAGCGTCAATGCCTTGGCTGTCGTCGGCGCGACTGAGGTCGGGTCAAGGAAGTATACCCACGCCTCATTCAACTATGACCAAGGGTCGACCTTGAACGTCATCGCAGTCACATCCGCGTGAGGGACACATGGCACTCGTCGAGATAAAGCCCCCCGCCGGTTTTCACAATCACGGCACCGACCTCGAGAGCGAGGGCCGCTGGCGCGATGGCAACCTCGTCCGCTGGCACGAGGGCAGCTTGCGCCCGATCCGTGGCTGGGCGGCCCGCAATGCCTCGGCGGAATACAGCGCCGCGCCTCGCGGAATGCTCGCGTGGCAGGATAATAGCCTATCCCGCTGGATCGCGGCTGGCACCTACAACAAGCTCTACGTCACGACATCAGGCGGCGTCACATACGACATCACGCCCGCTGGCCTGACCGCTGGCGTTGAGGACGCCACGGTCAACACGGGCTACGGGGGCGGCTTTTACGGCACCGGCTACTACGGCCAAGCACGCCCCGACACCGGCAACTATGGCGAGGTCACGACGTGGGCGCTCGACACCTACGGCCAGTATCTCGTCGCCTGCTCAAGCGCCGACGGCAAGCTCTACGAGTGGCAGCTTAACACCAGCACCCCTGCGGCGGTCATCACCAACGCGCCGACCGACAACCTCGGCCTGATCGTGACTGAGGAGCGCTTCCTGATGGCGCTAGGGGCTGGCGGGGATCCCCGCAAGGTGCAGTGGTGCGACTTCGAGGACAACACCCTCTGGACACCGGCCTCGACCAATCAGGCTGGCGACCAGCTACTCCAGACGACTGGCCAAATCATGTGCGCCGCTCGGACGCAGGGCCAGACGCTGATCGTGACAGATCAGGACGCGCACCGCGCCGTCTACGTCGGGGCGCCGTTCATCTACCAGTTTTCTAGGGTCGGCACAGCCTGCGGCGCAGTCTCTCGCAAGGCCATCGCCGACACGGCTGGCGGCGTCTACTGGATGGGCCAGCGCGGCTTCTACTACTACGACGGCTCCCGCGTTCAGGAGGTGCCATGCCCAGTGTGGGATCGCGTCTTCCTCAACATCAACACCGCGCAGGTCACCAAGTCGTGGGCCGTGGCCAATGGCCAGAACGGCGAGGTGTGGTTCTTCTACCCGTCCGCCAACTCCACCGAGATCGACAGCTACGTCGCCTACGACTTCCACGACGGCCACTGGCTCGTCGGCTCTCTTGACCGCACGGCTGGCGTGGATCGCGGCATCTTCCGGCAGCCCGTGTGGGCCTCGTCGGCTGGCCGCCTCTATGACCACGAGACGGGCTTCAACTACGACGGGGCCGAGGTCTACGCCGAGAGCGGGCCGTTCCGCATTGGCGCTGGCGACAATATCGCATCGGTCAGTGAGCTTGTGCCTGACGAGCTTAACCTTGGCGACGTGACGGCCACGTTCAAGACGCGCCTCTACCCCACGTCTGATGAGACATCCCACGGCCCCTACACGATGGGCAACCCGACGAGCGTCCGCTTTCAGGGCCGCCAAATCAGGATGCGGCTGAGTGGCAGCGTCGGCGGCGACTGGCGCGTCGGCAAGTTCCGCTTTGACGTGAAACCGGCGGGCCGCAGATGAGCGCGATCCTCCCGCCACCCGTCGGCCCCGACTGGAAGGTCTGGGGCCGTCAGCTTTCGACCTACCTCGGGCGGGCGCTGTCGCGGATGCAGTTCAGGGCTGGCGATCCCGTGCCAGCCGAGAATGGCATCCTGCTCTGGGATGACGTGGCGGGCTACCCTGTCGTGTCGAAGGGCGGCGAGTTCCGGCAAATCATCTTGGAGGATGGCCACTATCGCGGCGTGATCAATAGCAACGTCACGGCGGCGGCGGCGGACACCGCATACGCCTTGACTTACACCTCGACCGCCTCTGAGGGCATTGCCAATGGCACACCGGCAAGTCGCATCGTGTTCAGCGAGGCGGGCGAATATGTGGTCAGCTTCTCGGCGCAAATATCGTCGTCCACAGCAAGCTCGGTCACATTCCGGTTTTGGCCGCGCATCAATGGCACAAACGCCACTGGGGCCACGATGGTGACGAGCCTGCATAACAACGGCGCAACCTTTGTTGCCTCGCGCACAGCCATCTTCACTGTGGCGGCTAACGATTACTTAGAGGCAGTCTGGGCCACGACCGACACAAATGGCTTTCTGGACGCCACGGCGGCGACAGCCTACGCTCCTTCTGCCCCAGCCAGCACCATCGCGATAACAAGGGTCCACGGATGACAGCGCTGGTCGCTGATGATAATATCGCTGCAAGGGTCCGCATATACTACGTTCCTCGGGCCTCTATAGACGATCACTGGCCAGCGATCTTGGAGCTACTCGCTCCGGCCATTGAGAGAGAGGCGAGGAACATCGGGCCGGAACACGTTTACGACGACATCGCCGCTGGCAATTCGCTGGCGTGGGTCGTCGAAGTAGAGGACAAGCTGGTCGGCTCATTCGTGACGAGCCTCGTGCAGCACCCTCGCCGCCGCACTCTCCGCATAGACTACCTAGCAGGGTCAGAGTTGAGCGAGTGGTGGGCAGAGGCACTGAGTGCCGTCGAGATGAGCGCCAAGCAATGCGGGGCGCAGGCCATAGAGGCCAACGGTCGAGACGGATGGACACAATACGCCCGAAAGGTGGGCTTTGAGCGGCGCTGGTCGCACTTTGAACTGGAGATATAGATGGGCGGGTCAAACACCACGACGGAGTCAACGAGCTACACGCTGCCACAAGAGCAGCAGGATATGCTCAGTGGCCTCTATTCATACGCCGGAAACTTACTTTCCAATGGCGTGCAGCCATACACCGGACCCATGACTGCGGAGTCATCGCCGCTATCCGGCGAGGCCGCCGACATTTACCGCAGGATGACCGAAGACCCCAACGTGGCGGGGCGCACGCAAGAAAATTTTGCTGCCATGAAAGAGGCCGTGCTTGACCCTCAAGTCGCGGCAATGGCGCGGCAATATGCCCAGCAGGAAGTGGGCCATCAGGGCGACCTCATCAGGGCTGGCGCGTTTGGTGGAAGCCGTCGCGACATCTACGAGGGTGAGCGTGCCGGTGCCTACGAGGGCAATGTCGCAAATCTGATGGCGCAGGGCTACTCGCAGGCGCAGGCCAACGCCTTGGCGCAGGTTGG